TGATGTTTCCATCGTGAGCGCAATGGGGGTTAATTTTGAGTTAGCGGCAAGTGCCAGTGTTGTACTGACGCTTAACAATACGCTGGCTAGTTCCGTTGCTTCTCTGGTGGTGGGTGGAGCCGTTACGACGGTCGGCACTGTCACAGGTCAATACATTGTCACCGGCACAAGTACCGTGACCACATTGCAGGCAATCGCCAATGTGGTGGTAGCGACAAATGGAACTACGATCACTATCACCAACAACACTGGGCAATTCTTTGCTGGAAAAGCGTTGCTGAACTATTAACCGTACTGGCGCGGCCCACCAGACTTAATGCCACGGTGGATGCCGTGGCTGGAAACAAGGAAATAATATGTCTCTCGAAAAATTCACCTCTGTTGATCTGATTGAAGTAGTTGAAAACGGCTGTATTCAAGTTCGCACTAAGACTTCTATCATGGAAGATGGCATTGAAATTAGCAGCAAGTTTCACCGCCACGTTGTCGTGCCTGGCGCTGACGTAAGTGGTGAAGATGCCAAAGTGCAAGCAATTGCCGCATCCATGCACACTGCTGACGTTGTGGCCGCATACAAGGCTGCACAAGCCAAGATTGCACAGCCAGAGTAATCTGCTGTAAGATAAACCACTGTATCGGCCCAGTAGACCGAGGAATCCAAGGATTCGTAAATGACTGATGAAGTCCAAGCCTTAGCGGAAGTTGACTCCGCGCAAGCACCCGAGGTGACGGCCACCACGGACAATGCACAAAATGCGCCGGTAGTAGCTGAAAATCAAGACGGTAGCACCCAAGAGGAAAAGAAGTACTCGCAGGCTGAAATCGACGCGATGATTGGCAAGCGCCTTGCAAGAGAGCAACGTAAGTGGGAACGAGAACAGCAACAACGAGCTGCCGAAACGCAGATCGTAAAAGCTCCTTCGACAGCATCCGCTGACCAGTTTGAGTCTCCTGAAGCCTATGCGGAAGCACTGGCCTATCAGAAAGCCGAAGAACTGATTGCCAAGCGTGAAGCAGCCAAGCAGCAGTCGCAGGTTCTTGAAGGCTATCAGGAACGTGAAGAAGTAGCGCGGGATAAGTACGATGATTTCGATCAGGTTGCTTACAACCCTAAACTACCAATCACCAACGTGATGGCCGAAACGATTCAGTCTTCGGACATTGGTCCTGAGTTAGCTTACTACCTCGGCTCCAACCCCAAAGATGCGGAACGTATCTCACGCATGACGCCACTCGCACAGGCGAAGGAAATCGGGAAGATCGAGGCCAAGTTGTCTAGTGATCCCCCGGTAAAAAGAACCACATCTGCGCCAGCGCCGATTTCACCTGTTACTGCACGCTCCTCTGGAGCACCGTCACATGACACTACGGACCCACGCTCTATCAAGAGCATGACGACCTCGCAGTGGATTGAAGCGGAACGTGCAAGGCAGATAAAGAAGCAGCAAGCGCAGTACCGCTAGGTCAATTTGTAATCTGGATGATTGCAAAGACTTCATCTTACCATTGAAATAAGGAATGTCAAAATGAGTAACTCTATCCTGACGATCGACATGATCACCCGCAAGGCGCTGGAGATCTTGGAAAACAACCTCGTGTTGACCCGCAACGTGAACCGCCAGTACGACGACAGCTTCGCTGTTGAAGGTGCAAAGATCGGTTCTACACTGCGTATTCGTTTGCCCGACCGCGCATTGGTAACTGACGGTGCCGCCCTGCAAGTTCAGGACGACAACGAACAGTTCACCACTTTGTCTGTGGCTAACCAAAAGCATATCGGCGTGAACTTCACTTCTGCCGAACTGACCATGCAATTGGATGACTTCGCAGAGCGTGTGTTGAAGCCTCGTATCAGCCAGTTGGCATCCAGCATTGACGCTGATGTCGCTAACTGCTTCAGAACCATTGGCAACACCGTTGGTACACCTGGCACTACTCCTGCAACTTCTTTGGTCTTGCTCCAAGCCCAGCAGAAGCTGAACGAGAACGCTGCCGTGATGTCTCCACGTTACGCCACCGTCAACCCAGCAGCTAACGCTGGTCTGGTTGAAGGCATGAAAGGTTTGTTCAACCCCACCGACACCATCAGCAAGCAGTTCAAGAACGGCATGATGGGCACTGGCGTGTTGGGTTTTGAAGAAGTCAACATGTCTCAGTCGATCAAACAATTCACCACCGGCTCGCGTACAGCCACCGGCGGTAGCTTGTCGGCTGCTGTGACTTCTGAAGGCGCTACTACCATCGCTATCACCGGCGCTGGCACTTCGACTACCGTTAAGGCTGGCGATGTGTTCACCGTGGCTGATTGCTTTGCTGTGAACCCACAGACTCGTGAGTCCACTGGTTCGTTGTTCCAGTTCGTTGCTTTGGCTGACGTTACCCTGTCGGGTGCTGGCGCTGGCAACATCACTGTGTCGCCGATCTACTCCGCTGCTCACGCTTTGGCTACTGTGGACGTTCTGCCACAGAACGGCAAAGCTGTTGTGTTTGTGGGTGCTGCTTCCAGCCAGTACGCTCAGAACTTGGTGTACCACAAGGATGCCATCACCTTTGCAACTGCTGACTTGCTGTTGCCACAAGGTGTTGACATGGCTGCTCGTGCCGTTCACAACGGTATCAGCCTGCGCGTTGTTCGTCAGTACGACATCAACAACGACCGTCTGCCTTGCCGTATTGACGTTTTGTACGGCTTCAGCACGATCCGTCCACAAATGGCTTGCCGCATTTGGGGCTAATCTAAAGCCCCTACGGGGGCTTTATTTCGTAACATCTTTGAAAGGAAATTATCATGGCTCTCCCTAATGGCGCAGGTGGTTATCAAGTTGGTGACGGTAACGTCGGCGAAGCTCAACTGTTCGTTCAAGGCGCCCCCACTGCCGTGGCTGCTGCTGCGACAATGACGGCTGCTGAACTGGCAAACGGTCTGTTTGTGTTTAACGGCACTGCCGGTAACTTGACTTTGCCCACCGTGGCACTCGTTGAGGCTGACATCTCTAGCGCCGCTAAAGTGAACGCAGCATTTGACTTCTTCATCGTCAATACTGACGGTGCAGACGCTGTTACGCTGGCTACTGGCACTGGTTGGACAATTGTCGGTGCTGCCGCTGTTGCCTTGAGCACTTCTGCTCACTTCCGCGCCCGTAAAACCGGCGATGGTACTTGGACTGCATACCGCATCTCCTAAACCTAAATGGGGACTTCGGTCCCCGTTTTTAAAGGAAACATCATGACCTCTAACACCAAACCAATTGGCGTTGCTTTTGAAGATCAAGACATTATTGGGTCTAACTTTGTACTGGCTGGTGGCGATTTGGGCTACACCGCAGAAGCAAGCGGCACAGTGACTCAATTGACAGACAAGTCTACAGGGGTAACTCTGAACAAATCTGCCGGTCAGATCACTTTGAACAATGCGGCGTTGGCTAACATCACAAACGTGTCGTTCACTTTGACCAACAGCACAATCAGCGCAAAAGACGTTATTATTTTGAGCGTTTCGTCTGGTGCTACTGCTGGTGCATACAACTGCTGGATTTCTAGCAAAACCACTGGAAGTTGCGTAATCACAATTCGCAACCTTTCGGGCGGTTCGCTGTCTGAGGCTTTTGTAATCAACTTTGCTGTGCTCCACGTTCTGTAAAGTCAAATGGGGGCTAATCACCCCCATTTTTGAAGGATAGAAATGCCTGTAATTTACATGACGCATGAAATTCATGGGGCAAAAGTTGCCAACATGGAAGCTGAAGCCGAAGCAGATGAAAAAAATGGCTGGGTGCGATACAATCCAGACACGTTTTCGGCTCCCGAAGAAGCGGCCAACACACTCGTTGTGAAGCGCAAATACACGCGCAAAGCTGAAACCGAAGGAGTCTGAACATGGCAACGTACACCGCTGGCGATCAAATTAACCGAGCGCTTCGGTTGCTTGGTATTCTTGCCGAAGGTGAAACGCCGTCTGCCGCCATGTCGCAAGACGCGCTGATGGCGTTAAATCAAATGATCGACAGTTGGAATACCGAACGCTTGTCGGTTTTCTGCACTCAAGATCAAGTTTTTATGTGGCCTGCTGGCGAGTACATTCGCACGTTGGGGCCATCTGGCAATTTTGTGGGCTTGCGCCCCGTGCTGGTAGACGATGCCACGTACTACCGCGATCCGGGCACCAACGTGTCTTTTGGCATCAAATTCATCAACCAGCAGCAGTACAACGGTATTGCGGTTAAAACCGTAACCTCTACGTACCCGCAGGTTTGCTTCGTGAACATGGGCTTTCCCAACATCACGATGACCATCTATCCACGTCCCACTCGGGAACTGGAATGGCACATCATCTCAGTGCAGAAACTTGATGAGCCTGCCACTTTAACCACTGACCTATTTTACCCGCCAGGTTATTTACGTGCGTTCACGTATAACTTGGCAATGGAAATTGCGCCAGAGTTTGGCGTGGAGCCAAGCCCCCAAGTGCAACGCATTGCCATGACCAGCAAGCGCAACTTGAAACGCATCAACAATCCTGACGATGTGATGTCTATGCCATACGCTATTGTGGCTAACCGTCAGCGGTTCAACATCTACGCTGGCAATTACTGATGAAAACGCTTATTCTTGGCTCCAGCTATGTGGCCCGCAGTGTCAACGCTGCGGATGCTAGGATGGTCAACCTGTTTCCCGAGATCGTGCCGGAAGCAGGCAAAGAGCCTGCGTTCCTGAACCGCGCCCCCGGCCTTAACCTGCTTAACACGGTGGGCACAGGCCCGATCCGTGGCTTGTGGGCGTTTTCGTCAAACGATGGCACAGGCTTTGTGGTGTCTGGCACTGAGTTGTACAAGATCAACAACGCCTACGCTGCCACGCTGATCGGCACTGTGGCAGGCGCAGGTCCTGTCAGCATGGCCGACAACGGCACTCAGTTGTTCATTGCGGCAAACGGGCCAAGCTACATCTACAACGCCAACACAAACGCATTTGGTCCAATCACTGACCCTGATTTCCCCGGCGCGGTGACTGTGGCCTATCTGGACGGCTACTTCGTGTTCAACGAGCCGAACAGCCAGAAGATGTGGGTCACAGCCCTTTTGGACGGTACGTCCATCGACCCACTGGAGTTTGCCAGCACCGAAGGCTCTCCTGACGGCCTGGTGGCTGTGATTGCCAACTTCCGCGAGGTCTGGGCCTTTGGTACGAACTCAATTGAAGTCTGGTCTGACACCGGTGCGCTTGACTTCCCTCTTGAGCGCATCCCCGGCGCATTTAACGAGTTGGGCTGCGCTGCCCCCTACTCTATCGCCAAGATGGACAACAGCCTGTTCTGGCTTGGCCGTGACCGCCGTGGTCAGGGCATCGTCTACCGGGCCAACGGCTACGCAGGCCAGCGCA